TGAAAAAGTAAGCTATCATTAGCAGTATTATACAGCTAAAGGTAGTATCACCTTTTAACTTGTATGAGTAATTTACACGTAAAAGTTTAAGAAGACTTTTACTTAATGTATATTTCCTCATATTAAATTAAAGTTACTTTAGATTAATCCATACTTAAGTATTATAAACAAATGCGTCTACATTGTACTAGGTACATATGTGGAAAGCCTTTGTTAACTAATACTATGAGTATCGGATTAACTAAAGATTGGTGACCTAAAAAGCTTTTTGTTCCTTAAAGAATTTGTTGATAATATCAATAAATTTGTTAAGAAATTTGCCCTAAAGAGACCTATTCCTACTTTCAGTATTCATTACTGATTAAAGGTGTTGATTTCTTCTGTAGATCATACAAACATGCATGGGATAATGACTTAAAACCTATTAAATCTAAATCTAATGGTGTTTTAAGCTTTGTTAAAGATCCTGAAGCTAAATTAAGAATAATAGCCATTTCTGACTATTATACTCAATTATATTTAAAACCAATTCATAATATTATTTTAAAAATATTGAAGAATTCGGAATTAAATAAATGCGACAGAACCTTTACTCAAGATCCGTGACATGGTTGGGATGACAACGAGCATAGCTTTTGATCCTTAGATCTGTTTACTGTTATTGATAGATTTCCTATTGAATTACAACGTAGACTATTAGTCAGAATCTTCAATGAAGATTTTGCTCATAGCTGACGTTATATATTATCCAATAGACAATTTGTCACACCAGAAGGCATGCTGATAAAGTATACAGCAGGCCAACCAATGGGAACTTACTCTTCTTGAGCTGTTTTCACTTTAACACATCATTTATTAGTGCACTATTGTGCATTCCTAAATGGTATTGATAATTTTAACCAATATATATTGTTAGGTGATGATATCGTCATTAAAAACGATAAAGTCGCCGAAACATATGTACGGGTTTTAACATCAATGGGTGTTGAAGTGTCTTTGAACAAAACACATGTATCTAAAGATACATATGAATTTGCTAAAAGATGAATAAAACCGTTTGAGAAGAAAGAGATTACTGGTATTCCTTTAAAGGGAATAATCAATAATTTTAAAAATCCTTTTATAGTATTTTTAATTTTATATGATTATTTCAAAATAAAGGGTAACCTCTATCTTATTAAATTTTCTTTGGTTGATTTGTTACGTGAACTTTATTATAAATTTCCTTTTACTAAATTCATCAAACGTAAGAAAATTACGACTATGATGAATATAAGTAGAAAGAAATTTATAATGGTCAAAGCTCTATCTCTGTCATTGGACATTGACTTTGGTTACTCTAGTTATGATAAGTTAAGAAACTTATTTACAACTTTAGTAAACAATGACGAATATCCTATACCTGGTGATAAGGTAGCTCTTTTAGAATATAAAAGAATCTTATCACAAGGAATGGCAGAAATAGTTAGAGGTATCAATAATAGAATTATCACAAATCCAAAATTACTGTTAAGTAAGTTTGAGGTTAATGATAAAATCTATTAAATGATAATCCTTTGTTCGTTGCCATAGCCTATACCATTCGCAGGTCATGAGAGACCATGCAGTCTTGAGATTTATCAGACAGTGTTATTTTACATAACGCTGCTCATGAAATTCAAGACCTTAACATTGATTCTATATTTAATAAGGATCGAAACAAGATCCAATCATTATTAACTATAGGAAAAATGGTAAGAAATGGTTTCAACATTCTTAATGAAACTCATGAAATATACTACGGTAGTTCAACTACTGAAAGTACATTTCTGCTCCCAACGATGTTGTAAAATATTACAACTTTCGTTGAAGGAGAATTGAGTCTCATTATGAAAGGGTAAATGGCAACTCCCAAGAGCAGAGGCGCTTTAGCCTCTGCTTGGGAGAACTTTAAGCTTGATTAAGTCCTTGACTTTAATTTAATATAAGAAAATCTTACATTAAGTAAAGTCCACTAACGTAACAGTTAGTGGGATTGAGGTTTTAAC